CGTTGTAGACCAAGGATCGGGCGGTAACGATGCGACAAACCCGAATGGAGCGCTTTATTCATCAAACATACCATCTTAATCTTATGAACAAAAATTACGTAATCATCGACGCTTTATACGCCTCTACCCTCCTTACTCTTTAAAAAATGACAAGAAGTATAATAAAAACATGCCTTTCCACAAATAGGCCTACTACTACATATGTAGGTCAAGCATTTTTTGAAACTGATACGAAAAATTTAATTGTATGGAGTCCTAAGGGAAATTGGTTTATTTATGAAGAAGATGGGATATTTCAAAATAATTTCAGCGCTTCACTCGACGGGACGGATGATTATCTTGATCTTGGTACGAGTAGTGCACTAAACCCAACTTCTGCACTTACTGTATCAGCGTGGGTAAAAGCCGACACACATGACTCGACACCAAATACTTACGATGTTATTTACACTTCAAGTAAAGATTCGAGTGGGGCAAATACAGGTTTCGTTTTAACTGCTACCCAAAATAAGTGGCATTGTTTTTACTACTCAGGTGCAACTTGGTATTCAGTAGTGAGTGATAGTAACCTAGTCACAGGGCAATGGTATCATCTAGCTAGTACATGGGATGGATCGACTGCAAAACTCTATGTAAATGGAAGTGTTCAGACAAGCACTTTGAGTCTAAGCTCCATTAGCTACAGCACGGCAACCTCTGCTAAAATAGGGTCTTACTACACGGGTAATTATCTTCATGGTTTAATAGATGAAGTATCATTGTTTGATTCAGCTTTATCCGCTTCCGACATAACTGCCATCTACAATTCGGGAGTCCCCGCCGACCTTTCTTCGCTCAGCCCCGTTGGATGGTGGCGAATGGGCGATGGCACGGGTGATACGGACTCAGGAGGTGGCGCACCTGCTAGTGGAGATACGATTGGAACTGTTGCTGACCAAGGATCGGGCGGTAACGATGCGACAAACCCGAATGGAACGCTTTATTCTAACGACCGCCCTTACGCTTTGCCCTCGATAACGAACACTCTTGCAGGAAGCTTCGACGGGACGGATGATTACCTAAACATTCCACACTCTTCTTCGATTACCATTTCGGGTGACATGACAATTTGCGCTTGGGTAAACAGAACCGAACTAGTCAATGCTTCTGAGGGAGGTTACTTGCCGATTTTGTCAAAACGCCCATCCGATCACACATCTACTAATTATCAGTTCTACTGCGATGCGGCAGACGGTTCATCGGCTGGAGGTTTAAGGTTTTACAACGGTTCAGCAGCAGTGTCTCCTGCATCAGCCACTGTAATTACGGCAGGGAGTTGGTTTCACGTTGCCATATCGATTGAGAGTGGAGTTACCAACGGTACAAAATGGTACATAAATGGAGTTGCGGAATCAAACTCAAGTACCATAACGATTGACAAGACAAACACAGACGCAGCCTTTATTGGGAGATTAGGCGCTGGATTTTCATACTACGCCAAAGGCTTGATTGACGAGGTTGCTTTATTTAATTCCGCCCTTTCCGCTTCCGACATCACTGCGATCTACAACAGCGGAGTCCCCGCCGACCTTTCTTCGCTCAGCCCCGTTGGGTGGTGGCGATTAGGAGACGGCACGGGTGATACAGACTCAGGGGGCGGAACACCCGCAAGCGGTGATACAATTGGAACCGTTGTAGACCAAGGATCGGGCGGTAACGATGCGACAAACCCGAATGGAGCGCTTTATTCATCAAACATACCATCTTAATCTTATGAACAAAAATTACGTAATACTCGACGCTTCAGACGTCTCTTCGATCGACTTCAGTCAGGTCATGGAACACTCGGCAGACACGCTTCGGTACTCACTCGACGGTTCTCAGACTTTCGTAAAATTCGAAGGATCGACCCCAAGCTTTCTTGAGGGCAAAACTCAATACGATCATTCGGAAATTCTGACCATACTCGCAACGGAAGAATGGACTGGCCCATTAACCAACGTACCGCCATTTTAAACTTAAATTTAATTACTAATTGAATTTTTAATATTAATTATTTAATATAATTATATGATAACCGAGTTTTGTATGCATTGCGGGGCTAAATTTCAATATTCATTGGACAAGCCTAAATTTTGTTCTTCCTGCGGATCTCCATTAGGAGAAAAGTCGGAAGCAAGTGTTCCTGAAGCCATTCAAGAAAAAGAAGAAATAAAAAGTAATGGGCTACCTAATTTAAGTAAATTAGAGTACTCAATTAATAAAAGCAACTATCGTCAAACATTTGGGGATTTGGTATCGGAAGCTTCTCAAAATCAATCTTCCGAATACGAAAAAATACCTAGTAGGCCAAAACCTAAATATGACCCAAGCGAAGATATGATTCAGTCCACGATGCAACAGTGTCGCTCAAAAAGAGAGCCTGAAGATATAGGTGGCCAAGAAAGCTAAAATTACATACGAAGAATCTTATTGCATTTTAGAAGAAGAGCTTAACAAAAGACGAGGAAAATGGTTTTTAACTTCCTTAGCTTGGATTGACTTTGATGATGTAAAGCAGATTATTTCAGCCCATATTTATAAAAAATGGGAACAATGGGATCAAGACAGGCCCTTAAGGCCTTGGTTGAATAGAATTATATCTAATCAATTAAAAAATATCCTTCGCAATTATTACAGCAATTATGCTAAGCCATGCCTAAATTGCCCGTTCAATCAAAGTGGAGTTACAGAAGAAAACGAAGTTGGGCTTTGCGGGTTTACCGAAAGCAAAATGCAATGTAATGAATGTCCGTTATATGCAAAGTGGGAAAAAACGAAAAAATCCGCTTATGATATAAAAATGGCGGTCACAATTGAAAATCATGCTCATGAAATAAAATCTAGCTCTGGCACTTCCTTTGAAATAGAAGAGGCTCAAAAAAGACTGCATGAAGAAATGAGAAAGATATTGAGCGAAAAAAACTTTCAAATATACAAAATGCTTTTTATAAAAAACATGACCGACGAACAAGTAGCTGCAAAACTAGGTTACAAAACAACAGAGACTGGTCGAAAAGCGGGTTACAAACAAATAAAAAACTTAAAAAAACAATTCAAAGCAAAAGCGGAAAAAATTCTCAAAACAAAGGATATTTTTTATGGAAAAGATTGAATTAAGTGAAGAGCAAAAAGAATTTATAGACAAAAACTATAAAAAGATATCAAACCTTAATGAATTGACCTGTACTGTTTTTATGGGTGAGGATTTGGATGGTCGAACAAAAGAAGGTCGAGCTGTTCGAGCCTACATGGCACAAAAAGATTATAAATACAATACGACCAGAAAAGCAAAAGTACCGCCAGTTAATTTAACTCAATCGCATAAAGAATTTATTCTTGCTCAAGCTGATGGAACCATGAAAGCCTTTGACATTGCTAAGCTTTTGTTTCCAGAAAAAGAACTTACCCCTTTAAGTCAAGAAACCCGTGCAATTACTGAATTTCTCAAGAATCATAAACCCGAAAGCCTAAACCCGAAAGATTCGGCGGTTGGGGAAAAATACAAACCTACTGATTCGTTTAGTAAAATAATTGAGCTCGTAAATAAAGTAACAAATCAAAACCTAGAAGAAGATAAAATGCAAATGACTGTTAAAAAAGGCATTGAGGCTCTCATGCGATTTTTAAAGTCTCCTAGATTAATACAAACAATAGGTAATTATACGGACAAAGGAGATCGCGAACTTTTCGAAGCTGAATTTATTCGAGCAACATGGGATAAAGCTGATTTAACGTCTGATGAATTAAATCTTTATATTAATGTATGTATTGATTATATTAATTTAAAGAATATACAAAAAGCAGTTGATAAATTAAATCACATGTTTGAACAGTGTGAAGACCAGCAAGATATGACCGTCAGGCTTGCTGAACTTCTCAAAACAAAAAGTGAAGAATACAATCAATGTGAGAAACGAATGGAGAGCTTAATTACTCGATTGAATGGTGATCGAGCAAAGCGCGTTCAAAATAAACAAAGTGCCAATGCGTCAATTTTAAACTTGGTTCAAATGTTCCAAGAAGAAGAAGAAAGAAAAGTCATGGTTAAAATTGCAGAGATGCAAAAAGCCATGGTTGAAGAAGAAGCTGGGAATATTGAATCCATGCCTGATTGGAAAGCTCGAGTGCTTGGACTGAGAAAAAGAGACGTAACTTAAGGAAAAAGAGTGTAATTACTCATGTATGAGTAAAAAAATCTCCGAAATGACCCCAACGGGCGAAGCGCCCGCCACCTCCGAATTAGCAATTGCCTACAACGGAGAAAATTATAAAATCAACCCTGCTGCCCTTGGTGGAGGCGGTGGGATACAGGCCGTAAGAAGATTTCAGCAAAGCTATATAGGGAACAATTATAGCGAAGCAGCAATAGGTCTAAATGCGCGGGATGGAAATTTGACACCGGGCAAATGGATTGGATACAAAACCAATTACGTAGGTGTTAGTTGGACGTCAGGAGGCGTGGTTGTTAGTGCTTATGATCCTATTATATCTAGCCCTATGAGTCAAGATCTTTTAATAGCTCTGGTTTCGTCAGCAAGTGATTTATACGGTATGACTACAGTTGCAAACAGAAGCGAATTCGAGCCATATATGTCAAACCCTGAAAGTCCAAAATGCGATGTTTTACCTTATGCTACTATCGATTATGACGGAATAACTGCCACGAACGGAGTAAGTAATACTGCAGCTATTAATGCAAAAACAGGAGCGGCAGGATCGGTTGTTAACTTTAACCAACCTGAAACTATATGGTATAACCGAGATGGTTCTCTTAGTGTTGGCGGTATAGCCCGATGTGCCTACAAATTTAATGTTGCTGCCGATGGGTCAGTAAGCATTACAAATAAGGCAGGCGCCAATGCGCGATGGCTTGGTAATTCAGTTTACTTTTTGCTGAAATATAGCAATTAAATCATGAGCAAAAAAATCTCCGAAATGACACCGACGGGCGAAGCGCCCGCTACCTCCGAATTGGCACTCGCTTATAACGGAGAAAATTATAAAATTACGCCACAGAATCTTGTTGATAGTGTCAGTACGGGGCCCGCGCTGTGGTTAGCCACAGGCGGCATGCCCGACCTTGTTTTAGGGCAAGGCGTAACGAGCACTTCGTATCTTGGAAGCGCTGCCGGTATAGGTATTGGATTCCGAGCCGCAATGCTGACCGCAGGCCCAAATCAGCAAAGCAGCCATTACCTTACAATTCTCCCTTCTAACCCCTCGCTTTATAATAATACAAATCAAAGCTTGGGTAATTTGGTAGTAATAGGCGGGATTACTCAGCAGGGTAAGTGGGAACTGACCGATGGCGGGCCAGATTACCAAATGGGATGGATCATAGATTTAGGGCCATATGCGAACCGAATACTTCCTGTTTATACGGTATTTGTGATGTAAATTAAATAATACTTTTAAATTATGAGCAAGAAAATCTCCGAAATGACACCAACGGGCGAAGCGCCCGCCACTTCCGAATTGGCGCTTGCCTACAACGGAGACAATTATAAAATTAACCCTGCGGACCTTGTGAATAGCGTACCAGCGTCCGGCGCAGGTATACCCACTACGACTTATTGCGGACCACCGAATGGGGATGTGCTCTGGGGTAATGTCACGGGAATAAGAATAGTGCCGGGCGGTGGCGGCTACTCACAATATTTTTTTCTTATGGACCATGGCGGCTTTTTTGGATTCAGTGCCAATACAGAGGTAGGAAGTGGCCCTAATCCCTGTCCGCCGTAATTCGCGATAACAAGAAACGCATAGCGATGTAACTTTAAATTCCACTTAATTTTCTCTATAATAAAAATAGAGGAATATGGAAAAGTCTATTTGCAAAGCCTGCGGGCAGGAATTCAAGTCGGACAATGCCCTGCACAAGCACATCAAGGCTCATAACCTCACCGTGCCCGAATACTATACGAAATACTATCCCCGTAAAAATAGGCTCACGGGAGATCCCCTACCCTATAAGAATAAAAACGATTACTTTAATAAAGACTTCTCTACAAGAGCCCAAATGATCAAATGGTGCAATACTCATAATAACAAAGAAGATATAAAAGAATATATACTAAAACAATTAAAGAATAGAGTAGATAAAAATAATAGTGAATATTGCCCTAACCATTTAGAAATAGAAATAAATAAATTACCGCCTATAGATGTATATAAAGATAATTTTGGCGGTTATGGACAAGCTTGTAAAGAGCTTGGCCTTGAACCAATATACAACAAAGGAATAAATAAAGACCTTCTTAAAGAAGATCCTAATGTCAAAGAAGTAGAAATACACATTGACACCCGTGAGCAAAAGCCTCTTTTCTTTAAAAACTCGCGAAGCAATAAATTGGACTTTGGAGACTATACAATGGGAGGCAGCAATTATTCCTATACTTATGTCGATAGAAAGAGCGAAAGCGATTTTAAGGGCACTATGGGCGTCGGATTCAAGCGTTTTACCAACGAGCTCCAACGAGCAAAAGATTTTAATGCTTATTTGTATGTAGTAGTAGAAAAAAGCCTACCCCAAATCATCAAGAACAATGCTTATTTGAAAAAGTATAAAATGAAGGGCGCTTCGAATATGGATTACATATTACATAACATGAGAGTGCTCACTCATCAATTTAAGGGGCATTGTCAGTTTGTTTTTACTGACAGCCGCCGAAGTTCCGAATTATTAATTCCTAATTTATTATATTATGGAAAAAAATTATGGAATGTAGATATACAATATTTATTAGATCACTATGAATAAAATTATGAAAGACGAAGTAAGATTGCCGGATTTTAAAGTTGAGGAGGTTTTTAATTCTTTTTCTCAATCACTTGATTGGGGTTTGAAGCACCACAATATCCCAAATACATGGAAAGTTACTGAGGGAGAAGGTATTACGATTGCCGTAATCGATACTGGCATGCCTGACCATGTAGACATAGGAGATAATGCTGTAGAGGGAGACAATTTGATTCTTGACGAAGATGTTTATGATTATAATGGTCACCAGACTCATTGTGTCGGAATTATATCTGCCAAGAATAATAAAGAAGGGTATGTAGGCGTTGCGCCTAAAGCTAAATGTGTTTGTATAAAAGCTTTAAATAAGAACGGTTCTGGTAGTTATATTCAGATTGCTCAAGCATTGCAGTCTGTTGTGAACCTTAAACCAGATGTGGTTTCTATGTCTTTAGGGGGATCTCAACCCTCTTCTGAAATGCATAAATTTATTAAAGAGCTTTATAAAATGAATATACCAGTTGTTTGTGCAGCTGGAAATTCAGCTTTTCAAGGGGTGGGTTATCCAGCAGCGTTTCCAGAGACTATAGCAGTTGCTTCTTATGACAAGCATGGAAAGATATCTTATTTTTCTTCTCGTGGTCCAGAGGTTGATTGGGCTGCTCCGGGATCAGACATTGCAAGTACTTTCTTAAATAATACCTATGCCGTTTTGAGCGGGACCTCAATGGCATGTCCGTTTATGGCGGGTGTTATTGCTTTAATGATTGCGAAGCATAGAAAGCAAGAGAAAGAGACGGGGAAAAACGATTGCAAAACCGTAGAGGATATTAGGAATCATTTATTAAAGTATACTAACGATAAGGGTACCATAGGTAAAGATAGTGACTGGGGTTATGGGGTTTTGGATGTTGAAGCTCTGATTACGGGCGAATCAAAACCCGATCCAGAACCAGAACCAGAGCCAGAACCAAAGCCTGAACCAGAGCCGGAACCCGAACCAGAGCCGGAACCAGAGCCGGAACCCGAACCAGAGCCGGAACCAGAGCCGGAACCCGAGCCGGATCCAGAACCGCCTGCCCCACCAGACATGACACCTCCTTCTCCTCCTCCTAGCTCGCCTATTCCTGAGGAGCCTGAGCAAAAACCTGTCAAGAAAACCCCTTTCTTTAAAAAGAATATTGCATGGATAGTCGCTGGAGTGTTTGTTGCTGCTTGTATAGGAATGTTTATATATGCTCAAGGATGCCAAGAAGAGGAGCCGGTTGATTTGGATTTTGACTGGAATGAGAAATACCAAAATGATCCAAATAGATTAAGATGACTTGGATTGACGGCAAGCAACAAAAGAGGGACAAGTATTCTTCTGATATAAACGCAGAGGTACTTGCTAAAAAAGGCTTCTTAGAAGAACGCGAAGCGAAACTTCTTTTGTATAAATTTTTGCGAGCTAATACTACTTTTGCAGTTGATATGCTTAGTGGAATAAAATTATTTCCATTTCAGCACATGGCTGTAAAATCCATGCTTGAATCAGATTATTTCATGGGGGTATGGTCTCGTGGTATGTCTAAATCATTTACTACGGGAGTATTTGCTTTTCTTGATGCCATATTGAATCAAGGCGTTGAGATTGGCATTGTATCCAAATCTTTCCGTCAGGCAAAAATGATATTTAAAAAAATAGAAGATATTCTAAATAAGCCTGAGGCCGCAATGTTGGCACAATGCGTAACAAGGAAATCTAAAGCAAATGATCAATGGACGCTCGAAATTGGCGAAAGCAAGATTCACGCATTACCTCTTGGTGATGGTGAGAAGCTTCGTGGTTTTAGGTTTCATAGAATTATCATCGATGAGTTTCTTCTTATGCCCGAAAGGATTTATAACGAAGTTATTGTTCCCTTCCTTTCTGTTGTGGAAAATCCAACCGAACGAGAGGATTTATATAACCTCGAAACACAAATGATTCAAGAAGGCAAAATGAAAGAAGAAGACAGGCATGTTTGGCCGAACAATAAATTGATTATGCTTTCTTCTGCCTCTTATAAGTTTGAGTATATGTATAAATTATATCAAAAATTTGAATCATTAATAAATGGAGAGGTTGTGGAGACAGGAAATGCTCATCGCACGATAATGCATTTTAGTTATGACTGTGCGCCGAAACAGCTTTACGATCAAAATTTGATCAACCAAGCTAAGGCCAGTATGAGTCAAAGCCAATTTGATCGAGAGTTTGGAGCGATTTTTACTGACGACAGCTCTGGTTACTTTAAGATCTCAAAGATGGCTGCTTGTACCGTGCCTGATGGGCAGAGCCCGTGTGTCGAAGTGGCTGGAGAGCCTTCGGATAAGTATTTGTTATCATTTGACCCCAGTTGGGCAGAGAGCGAAAGCTCTGACGATTTCGCTATGCAGGTATTCAAGCTTAATGACGAAACTCGTACTGGTACACTAGTCCACAATTACGCTATGTCTGGAGCTAGACTGAAGGATCATATATTTTACTTTCATTATTTACTCAGTAACTTTAATATTGTTTCTATTGTAGGCGACTACAATGGCGGCGTTCAATTTTTGAACGCTTGCAATGAGAGTAGCCTTTTTAAGCAAAATAATCTAAATATAAAAACTATTGGTTCAGATCTTGATAATTTAGAAAATTATCAGCAGGCATTGCGAGATACTAAGTTAGAATATAGTTTAAACAGTAAAAAAATTTGTATATTGCGCAAGCCAACTTCCCAATGGATTAGAATTGCTAATGAATTATTACAAGCTAATTTCGATCATAAGAGGATACACTTTGGGTCTCGTGCAGTAAATGATGATTATCAGAAACAAAGAAGCAAGCGCATACCCATTAAAGAATTAAAATTTTTAAGAACAGTAGAAGATGAGAAACAGAGTCCTCAAGCTAAAATGATTGACTTTGTAGAGTATCAAGTCGATCTTATGGAAAAAACAAAAGCCGAGTGTGCCTTGATACAAATTAAAACTTCTGCTCAAGGTACTCAAAGTTTTGACTTGCCAGATAATCTAAAAAGACAAACTGGCCCAGAGAAAGCTAGGAAGGACTCTTATTCAGCGCTAGTCCTTGGTAACTGGATGATAAAGATTTACTACGATATGATGAATGTTGAAGAAAGCAATGTTCAAGCAACTTTCACTCCAATGTTTGTTGCATAAGTCAAAAGTTGACTTTTAACTTTTGTTGGACTTTTGATAGACTTTTGTGTATCATAGAGTATGTCCAAAAGAAAATATACCAAAAAGTCGGATTACTGGGATAAGTTTAAATCAAAAGATCTCAACGAATTAATTGCAGAGACAAAAGGTGTTGAGCCAGAATGGACACCGACTTTGGCAGGAGAGGCGTATTATAATCAGACCATCAAAGCCAATTACGAAAGAACTGGAGAGAATAAATCTGGAGCGGCATCAAGGACGAATACTAGATACAATAATGCTGCCAGCTCAAAAAAACCATTTAAGTACGCAAACATAAGAGAAGGTGGCCTTCCTTATCATTATTCGAAATCTGGATGTGACATCAGAGATACTATCATGCTCTGCCAGAAAGCTTATGCAAATATACCTATTTTCAGAAATGTTATTGACATCATGTCTGAGTTTGCTAATACCGATTTGCATTTAGAGGGAGGCACTGAGAAATCAAGAAATTTTATTGATAAATGGATGCAAAAAATCAAAGTATGGTCCGTAAAAGATCAATACTTTAGAGAATACTATAGAAGCGGTAACGTATTCATGTATAGATTGGATACTAAATTTAGTGACAATGACTTTAGCAGAATGTCAACTATTTATGGTTCAGAGTTTATGGAGCCGGGCCAGATTCCAATCCGTTACATTCTTCTTAATCCTTATGATATTGCTACTGTAAAATCCTCTAGCTTTAATGGTCAAGTTTATCGAAAAGTACTGTCGGAGTTTGAGCTTGAAAGGCTAAAAGATCCTAAAACAGAATATGATAAAGAAGTTTTACAAGGCCTTGATCCAAAAGACCAAGAGGCTATCAAAAAAGGGCAATACGGTAGAGATGGAATTTTTATTCAACTAGATCCTGACAAATTAATTTATTCTTTTTATAAAAAACAAGATTATGAGCCATTTGCTATTCCATTTGGTTATCCTGTATTAGACGATTTAAATTGGAAACTTGAACTTAAGAAAGTAGACCAAGCTGTTACTCGCACTATTGAGAATGTTATTCTCTTAATAACAATGGGTAATACTCCTGACAAAGGCGGTATTAATCCTCATAATTTGCAAGCCATGCAATCTCTTTTTTCCAATGAAAGCATTGGTAGGGTTTTGGTTAGTGACTATACGACTAAAGCTGAATTTATTATTCCTGACCTTAACAAAGTTCTTGGTCCAGATAAATATCAGATTGTAGATCAAGACATCAAAGAAGCTCTTCAAAACGTAGTAGTTGGCAACGAAAGGTATAGTAACACTCAAGTCAAGGCTCAAATATTTCTTGAGAGATTAAAGGAGGCTCGCAATACTTTTATTAATGATTTCCTTCAGCCTCAAATCAAACTTGTATGTCAAAACTTAGGTTTTAGGAAATACCCAACCGTTAGATTCCAAGAGATAGATCTTAAGGACGAAGTTCAACTTCAGAGAGTCACGACTCGATTGATGGAGCTTGGCATTCTTACTCCAGAACAAGGGATTCAAACTATTAAAACCGGAATTTATCCAGAGCAAAGAGAAGTTGGAGCTGGACAAGAAGAATATCTAGAAGATAGGCAAAAAGGAATGTATACTCCTCTTGTCGGAGGGCAACCGCTACCTCTTGATGATGAAGAGCAAGCTCAAGAAGTTCCAAATCAAAACCCTGCAGCTCCAAATAAAAACACTCCTCAACAACAAGGGCGTCCATCAGGAGCAGTTAAACAAGATAATGTTTCTCTTGCAGACAGAAAAAGCATTCAGGAAACCATATATCAAACTGAACAACTTTTTTCTTTCGCTCAAAAACAAATGAGAAAAATTAATAATATCAAACGACTTTCAAAAGAGAAAAAATCTCTGCTTGATGAACTATGTAAGAGCGTTATAATTTCTTGCGAGAAGGAGCATTGGGAAAATAATGTAAAAGCTTGTATTGAAGATTTCGAGAACATAAGTAAGCTATCTACTTTACCAAGTATTTTAGAGGCTGCTCATGAAAATGACATGGAGCTTTACCCTTCTGCTTTGTATTATCATAGCCAAAAGAAAGAAGAAGATTCTCAAAAATAAAAAATCTGTGTATTAATCCTTACAACTTTAAATATAATTATGGAATTAGATTTCTCTAAAAACATCAACGACGCTTCAGGCCTTAAAGGTTTGCTTGCCGCAGAAACTGCAAAGAACGAAGTAAATTTACTGCCAGACTCTGAATTCGCTTATATTGAAGAAGGTGGTAACGCCGATTCTTTTAACAGAACAGTACCTTTGACTCTGCGCCATTTTCCAATTGCGAACCAAAGCCAAATCAATTCCTCTCTTGAGCTATTAGTTGCTTCGGATTTGCCTCAAAAAATTAAAAACGAAATTTTTGAAAAAATTGAATCTAAGGCTGCGGAAATTAATGTTAAAATTTCAGAATCTGCCATGCCCCCTTGGCTTAAAGACAAAAAAGACGAAAAGAAGTCTGAAAAGAATGGCGACAAGAAAGACGACAAGAAAGACGAGAAAAAAGACGAACCCAAGGAAAAGTCAGACGCCATGAAAATGGAAAAAGACGACGCCATGATGAAAAAAATGTATTCCCGCATGGACGAAATTGAAAAAGCAAGAAAAGACATGGATAAGGAATACGCAATGATCAAAGACAAACTCGGCGCCATGATGAAAAAAGTTAAGGCAAGCTCGAGTGAAAATGATTGATCACCAAGATCTTGATTCTATTCGTTACGGCGAAGTAGATAAAAATTTACAGAAAAAAGCGGCGGAGAAATCCCCGCTTCTTTCTTTGGGGGATATTGAACATAAGCCTTTTCATGCTAACAGCAGTAAAGAAGCTGCTGATGAACTTTCTTATATTCGCAAGATACAAAGCTCTGAACATGATTGGTATC